GTGAGATTGTTCATACCAAGTTCCGTGACTTAGAAAAAGAAATGGGAGAAATCCAGGCTCTTGTTTCTACCAAGGTAAGCAAGGCAGAAGAAACTAAACTAGAACAACAAATAAAGGAATTAGAACCAATTGTAATGTTGGTTAGATACCCTAAAGTTGCTCTATTAGGTTTAGTCTTCTTCTACTTAATGGCTTTCCAAGAAATAAGACACCTAGTTCTACCATTCTTATAAGAGGTAAGTATGAGATATTTTAAATTATCTGAGTTTGATTGTAAAGAAACAGGCGAGAATAAAATGGATACTTCCTTTTTATCTCTACTTGATGAACTACGTGAGGAATGTGGTTTCCCTTTCACAATCACTTCTGGTTATCGCTCACCTAATCATTCTATTGAAAAGGCTAAGAATAAACCAGGTACACATGCACAAGGAATTGCTGCAGATATTAAAGTAACCTCTGGTTGGGAACGTTATGTGATTACCCAGAAAGCACTAGAACTTGGTTTTACTGGTATTGGTATTGCAAGAGGTTTTATCCATGTGGATACTCGTGCAGGGACACCAGTTATCTGGACTTATTAAAGGAAGTTTATGTCAACTAAAGCACAATTACAAGAAATCAAAAGCTTGTGTGAAGCTGATTTATTTACGTTTGCTCAGTGGGTTAACCCTCAGAGATTGTACGGTCAGGTTCACAAAGAGATGTTTGATTTTATTACGAAGGAGGAAGCAGCTCCTAACCAACTGCTACTTATCCCTCGTGCTCATATGAAGAGTCATGTAATTGCTGTTTGGTGTGCATGGTGGATAACAAGACATCCAGAAACAACGATACTTTACTTATCAGCTACAGCAACCCTAGCAGAGTCCCAACTGTATGCCATTAAGAATATGCTTACATCTAAACAGTATGGTCAGCTTTGGCCTAGCATGGTAAACAAAGAAGAAGGTAAGCGAGAGAAATGGTCTGCTACTGCTATTGCTGTTGACCACCCTAAACGTAAAGAAGAGGGCATACGTGATATGACCATTGTTACAGGTGGTATCACAACAAACACCACAGGTCTTCACGCTGATGTTATTGTTGCGGATGATGTTGTTGTACCAGACAATGCTTATACCGAAGAGGGTAGACGCAAGGTATCCTCAGCTATGTCCCAAATGGCTTCCATTAAGAACACTGGGGGTATGACAAAAGCTGTTGGTACACGTTATCATCCTAAAGACCAATACCATATCTGGAAAGAGCAGAAGATGCGAATCTATGATGATGATGGTAACATGATTGGTCAAGAACCTATCTGGGAAGTAATGGAAAGACAGGTTGAGGAGTTTGGAGACTTCTTATGGAAACGTACACAAAGGGAAGATGGTAAGTGGTTTGGTTTTGACCGAAAGGAACTTGCAAGGATTGAAGGGGAATACACAGATAGAACCCAGTTCTTTGCACAGTACTACAATCAACCTAACGATGTATCTACTCAAAGAATTAGTAATGAGAAGTTTCAATACTATGACCCTAAGCACTTAAAGTACTTTGACAATAAGTGGAGGTTCAAAGGTGAGCCTCTGAACGTATATGCTTCTATTGACTTTGCATTCTCTTTAAACAAACTAGCGGATTATACAGCTATTGTTGTTATTGGGATTAACGCAGAAGGTCATATCTACATACTAGATATTGATAGATTCAAAGCAGATAAAATTTCTATTTACTTTGACCACATATCTTCACTTCATAGTAAGTGGGACTTTAGAAAGATTCGTGCAGAGGTTACAGTAGCCCAACAGCTTATTGTGAGAGACCTTAAAGAACATATTACAAGAAACGGCATGAGCTTATCTATTGATGAGTTTAGACCTCAAGGTAAAAAAGAAGAACGCATTGCAGCAACCTTAGAGCATAGATATGATAACTTATCCATGTGGCACACAAGAGGTGGCTACACTGATATTTTAGAAGATGAGCTTATGCAACAAAACCCTTCACATGATGATGTCAAGGATGCACTAGCAAGTGCCGTTGAGATTGCTGTTAAACCAATGAAAAGGAAACATAGGGATGCCACAACAAGAAAGGTTATTTACAATTCTAGGTTCGGAGGAGTTGGATGAGTAATACTATTGAGATTAGTAATGAAAGGCAACTAGCAGAAACCATTTCAGGTTTGTTTCAAAGATGGGACGATGCTAGAGCACCTTGGAAGAAAAGCATGGAGGAGCTGCAAGGTTACCTCTACGCAACAGATACAACCAAGACAAGCAACTCTAAGCTTCCTTGGTCTAACAAAACAACTCTACCTAAACTAACACAGATTATGGAGAACCTTGTAGCCAACTATGAAGCTACTTTGTTTCCTAACCAAGACTGGTTAAAGTGGGAAGCAGCAGATTCAAACTCTGCTATTGCTGAGAAGAAAAACTTAGTAACTTCTTACACAAAGAACAAACTAAAAGCTGGTGACTTTCACTCTACTGTTAGACAAGCTTTATATGACTTTACAATCTATGGGAATGTTTTCTCAACCGTAGAGTTTGTTAAGGATACGAGCTATGACCCTTTAACAGAAGAAGAGACTGTTAGGTTTGTTGGTGGTAAAGCTAAACGTATTAGCCCTTACGATATTGTATTTAACCCTAGAGCAACTTCTTTTGAAGAGTCTCCTAAGATTGTTAGATATGTTAAAACATTAGGTGACTTAGCTTTAGATGCAGACACTCGACCAGAGTTATCTTATTCAGAAGAAGTGGTTAATCAGTTATATGCTGACAGAAACACATTCTCTGGTTTAGGTAAGCGTACACAGAATGAACTACGTAAGCAGTTTACTTTAGATGGTTTTGGTTCTATTGATGAATACTATACTTCTGGTATGGTTGAGTTGTTAGAGTTTACAGGTAACCTTTACAACAGAGAAACAAAAGAACTAGAGAAGAACATTGTTGTTACTATTGTTGACAGAAAGTACATTGTTCGTAAAGAAAAGATTACTACTTGGAATAACGAAGACTACATTAAACATGTTGGTTGGCGAATCAGACCAGACAACCTATGGGCTATGTCTCCCTTGGAGAACCTTGTAGGTATGCAGTATCGTATTGACCACTTAGAGAACCTTAAAGCTGACATTATGGATATGGTAGCTTACCCTATTCCAGTTATGAAAGGTGATGTTGAGTGGGACGGTTGGTATCCTGGTGCTGAGGTATATGTTGGTGAGGATGGAGCTATTGACTTACTCCGTGTTGACTCAGCAGCTTTAAGCTATGATAACCAAATCAATATGCTAGAAGCTAAGATGGAACAATACGCAGGTGCTCCTAGAGAGGCTATGGGTATTCGTAGTCCTGGTGAGAAAACAGCTTATGAGGTACAGTCCTTACAGAACGCTGCATCTAGACTTTTCCAATCTAAAGTAGCTTACTTTGAAGAGAAGTTCTTAGAACCTCTTGTTAACCAAATCTTTGAAATCTCTAGAAGAAACTTAGATGGTTTAGACATTGTAAGTTCTATTGATAATGAGTTAGGTATTCAAGAGTTCCTTTCAATTACCCGTAAGGACTTAGAAGCTAAAGGTAAGTTTTATCCTAGAGGTGCTAGACACTTTGCTGAGAAAGCATTGTTTGTACAAGAGATTACTCAGTTCCAAGGTCAGATGCCAGCGGATGTTACAAACCATATTTCAGGACAGGTTATTGCTAAGGCTTTTGCAGAGCACTTGAATCTAGATAAGATTGGAGCTTTCCAACCTAACATTAGAATCATGGAACAGATAGAAGCACAAAGATTAATCAATGAGGGTCAACAACAAACAGAAGTTGAGTCCATGACACCAGGGGCTGAATTATGAACACTCTCTGGAAAAAAGTTTCAGTAACTAAAGAGGGTTATTCAGAAATGATGACACCTTCTTTTATGTTGCGGGAAAAGCTAGCAGAGGTAATTGACAATGAACTTGCAAGTCTTGAAGTTTGTGATGATTACTCTGTTAATAACTGGCAACTGCTTCAAGCAGAAGCTAACGGTAAGCGTAAAGCCTATCAGTTAATTTTAAAATTAATTAAGGAAGACTAACCATGTCGGATGTTTTTGAACAAGCTAAAGGTACTGAACCCGAAGCACAACAAACAACTTCACCACAAGTTGAAGCCACTCCACAGCAACCACAAGCTGCCGTAGAGTACAATGGAAAAGTATGGAAGCAAGAAGACATTATCAATAAGTTTGAGAATGCTGACTCCTACATTAATCAGTTAAAAGCTGAGAATGAAGAGTTACGTTTAAAGGCTAATCGAGGTGCTACTCTTGACGATGTACTTAGCCGAATGGATAACACACAAAACACAACCACACCAGCAGAGCCTACCAAAACTCCAGTTGTAGAAGTTGATGTTGAAGCTGTTGCCATGAATGCGTATCAGAAACTAAAACAGCAAGAACAAATGGAAGCTAACTTGCAAGGTGCTATCAATAAGCTATCGGAAACCTACGGGGAGAAGACTATTGAAGTACTTAAAGAGAAAGCCTCTGAGTTTGATTTAAGTCTTGACGAAGCTAAGGAGTTAGCTATGACTCGACCTAAATTATTTGCTGCTCAGTTCCTAGCAGGTACGCAACAAAAAGTTGTAGGTAATACAACAGGTAATATTAATACTCAAACTTTACAATCACAACAAAAAGCTCCTAAGCTGAAAGATATTAAAGATAAGGCATCTTTCCAGCAGGAACTTAACCGCAGATTTGCAGAAAAAGCTGCAACTATGCAAAACTACTAAAAATTATTGGAGAAATAAAACATGGCTATTGCAACAAATTATCAAACTACATTAGGTGGTGGTACATTTACTAACGACGGTACTATTGCTAACAACAACCCTGCAATCCGTGCAGCGGTTTACTCAGATATTATGATGGAAGAAATCCAAGATGGTTTCTTACCTGATGGTATCTATCGTGATGTATCTGAATTTTCAGACGGTTCACAAATCATTATCCCTCAGCTTGGTAACGTAACTGTTGCTGATGTTGAAGAATCTAACGCTGTTAATTCACAATCGATTGACATCAGTAAGATTAACCTGCAAATCAGTCAGTACAAAGGTGCGATGACAGCCATTACTGATGAGATGAAGCAAGACTCTTACATGTGGCAGAAGGTTGAATCTTCTATGCCTGGTAAGCACTTACGTGCTATCCGTGAAGAGTTTGAAGAAAACATGCTTTCAGTTGCTTCTGCTTCTCAGGTTGCTGCTACTACTGCATGGGCTTCAAGTGCTTATGGTAAAGCACAAACAGGTGTTGTAGCTGGTGCTACTATCAATGGTGTACCTCACCGTTATATCGCAAGTGGTACAAACTCTACATTAGACCTTAACGATTTTATCTCTGCTAAGTTATCTATGGATAAAGCTAACATCCCAGCAGAAGGTCGTATTGCTATTGTTGACCCTGTTGTTGAGGCAACTCTTAACAAGCTTGTTGGTGCTCAAGCATTCTCTAGCAGCCAGCATTGGGAGAACATCCTTGACACTGGTTTCGCTAACAACATGAAGTTTGTTGCTAATATCTTTGGTTTCGATGTTTATACTTCTAACCGTTTGGCTTCTCTAGGTGAAGAAGCTATTGGTACTTTTGCTGATATGTATGATGGTACATTAACTTCTGACATCGTAACAGATGGTATGAAAGCTAACATCTTTATGTCAGTTGCTGATGAAGACACTATGCCTCTTATGGGTGCATGGCGTAAAATGCCAGGAATGGAAGGTGACCGTAACGTATCTCTACGTCGTGATGAGTTCTACTCAACAGCACGTTGGGGCTTCGGTATTCAACGTCCTGAGTCTATTGTTGTTGTTGGTACTTCTGCAACAGACTACTAGGCAACTAAACAATAACTATTAGGTTATAGTTTGGAGGGCTTCTTCGGGAGTCCTCTTTAATATGACCTAACAACAAAGGAAATAGAATGGCAGAATTAAAAGAGATTAAGATAATCAAAGATACCAACGGAATGTTCTACGCTAAGTATAAACAAGGCGGTCAACTACCAGCAGTACTAGGTGGTATGTGGACACATGAAGCAGACTTAAAAAGTCGTATCAACAATTATCTACGAACCAGACCAGCACAGAGTCCAACACAAAGACGAGTGGCTAAAACTAAGAAGACAGAAGGGGTTTCTAAATGAGTGTTGAGTTACAAACAATTATTAATAGTTCTTTGTTCAAATCTACAACTGATGGGTTAAGTGGGACAGGTGCTTTAAAGTACTCAGGAAATACCCTAGCATGGACACCTGATGTTGCCCCTGAGAGCAAAGCCTATGCCTCTCTAGGAGCTTCAAATGCAGAGACCTTTACATTGGTAGCAGATACACCCATTGACCTCACCAGTGCCACTCTATGGGCTTCTGGTGTATCAACAAACTTTACCATTGACAACACAGCAGGTGAATTGTTAGCAGATGTTGCAGGTGTATATACAATCTCTGCATGGGCTTCTATAGCTTCTGATACAATTAACACAACAGTTACTTTACGGTATGTCTTAAATGGAACTGCTTCCCCTACTGGGTTGGTAGGTACTTCTAAAGATGCTGGGGACACTAAAGCGTTATCCGCAGATAGCTTAATTGCTTTAGCTCAAAATGATGTTATTAGTTTAGAAATTGAAGCAGATAAGAACTGTGTCCTTACAGTTAAAGGTGCTGGTTTTACTTTACATAAAATAGATGAGGTTTAAGAATGACTTTACTTGAAGCTGTACAAAACATTATGTCCTCTTTCTCACTTGAAGAGGTAAACTCTATTGATGAAGTACCAGAGTCACTTCAAGTAGCAGAGGTTATTAGAGAAACTTATTATAACATTATTTCTCAAAGAGAGTGGGACTTTTTAAAAGAAACTTTTTCATTAGTTGCAAGTGGTTCTACAAGCAAACCTGTAAAGATGAAAATACCAGCAGATGTTAACTATGTTAAGTTTGTTAAGTATCAGAATGAAGATGGTAAGTATGTAGATGTTCAAGAACTAGAACCAGAAGACTTCCTTGAGGTACTTAACGAGAGAAGCCTAACAGCAACCGAACAGGTTACTGGTTTGGTTAAACAGTTAAACTTCCCTGTTAATATTTATACAGATAGACAGCCTAAATACTTTACAACTTTTGATGATGAGTATGTTATCTTTGATGCTTACGATAGTAACTTAGATGATACCTTACAGGAAGCTAAGACACTTTGCTATGGCACAAGAGCTCCTGTGTTTAGTATTGATGATGACACTGTTATTGATATGCCAGAAGAAATGGTATGGTCTTTCTTAATACCAGAAGTTAAATCTGTGGCTAGTGTGAACTTACTACAAACAGTTAACTCTAAAGAAGAACAAAAAAGTAGGAGAGGTCGTTTCAGAGCCTACCATTCTCATCCTAAAACCTCTAATGTTGTTGATAGGAAAAAAGCTACATACGGGAGAAAATAATGCCACAGAGTCAAGGTTCTGCTATATACAATAGCTTTGTCAAAGGTCTTATAACAGACTCCTCTAACTTAAATTCAGATGTAAACACAATTAAAGAAGGTGTTAACTTTGTCTTAACCCGTAGGGGTACTTTAGAGAAGCGTTTAGGTTTAGCAATTAAAAGTACTTTTGATGTTGGTCATACACCTTCCTTCATAAAGACAGAAGAGTTTGTTACCTTTGATGGTAAGACTTGGATGTATACTTACAGCCCACTAGAGGGTCGATTACAACTACTAGAAGCAAACACAAAACAAAGCTACTACTCTTCTATTATAGGAAGTGATGTATCTTTCTCATTCAACGATAGATTCTTTGTTATCTCTAAAACATGGTCAGATATTAAAACCTTAGAATGGAACGGTACTTCTTGGGTAAGTCTTGGTGATGTTGAAGTTAAGGTAAGAGATTTTGAAGGGGTATCAGATGGTCTAGGCAATGAAGAACGACCTTCTTCTTTAGATGACTTACACAGATATAACTTAGAGAACCAAGGTTGGGGTGCTAGGTTTGATGACATTAACAAGTTTAAATTAGACTCAGGTTTCTACCCAAGCAATGCAGATATAGCTCACTTAGGTGTTTATGAAAACCCTAATAATAAAGGGGCTAAAGAGTTTAAGACAAGTTACATTACAGGTACTTACTTAGGTTCAGGGTTAGCTCCTAGGGGTAGCAAGGTTCTCTCTACTAGAGACCAATACCCTAGAAGGTTTAATGATTATACAGACTGTGTTAACTACACTGTACAAGAATGTGCTACTTATAGTACTGATGAGAATGGTGTTGAGTTTTGTACAAGCTACGAAACAAAACAATATCAAGACTGTACGACTGTACAAGGGGCTACTCTTACAACCAACCCTTACCCTTACGGGACTCCTGATATACCTGTTTGTACAGCTTTCTTTGCTGGTCGTGTATTCTATGGTGCTAAGAACAATGTAATGTTTTCACAGATTGTAGGAACTACCAACAAGAACTTTGGAGAGTGTTACTCAACAGCCGACCCAACCTCAGAAGAGATTAGTGATATTATTGATACCGATGGTGGTATGATTGTTATCTCTGGAGCTAGTGGTATCTTTAAGCTAGTTGAGTTCTCTGATACTTTGTTAGTATTTGCTAAGAATGGTATCTGGGCTATCTCTGGATCTGATGCTTCTTTTACTGCAACACACTATTCTGTAAGTAAAATTTCAGACTACACAGCAGTAAGTAAAGAAGCTATCCTTGCGTTACCAGGAACAGTTACTTTCTTGTCAACCGCTGGTATCATGACAACCTCTAAAGACAAAGTAACCCTTATGGGAACTGTGGATAACTTATCCAAGGGTCGTGTACAAGAATACTACAACAAGTTTAGTAGAGAAGAGTTGGAAGTAGCTGACTTAAAGTTCTCTAAGAAAGAAGAAGTTTTATACATACGGTTTGGTAATGAAGTCCTTGCACTTGATTCAACACTAGCTGCTTATTATAAGTTAGAGATACCAACAGGTTGTGTTGGGATGCTTTATCAGGATGACACAGCAGTTGTTGTCTCTGAGTCGAACATTGTACATGAGACAAACCAAGTAGTTGATGGTGGAGAAGATGTTGTTGTAAGTTTAGATACAACCATTTCCGTTATCCCTCAGATACGTTTCTTGTATAACAACGGGAACTCTTTGGAAGAGTACTCTATGGAAAATACTTCTTATAAAGACTTTGGGACAGACAACTACGATGCTTACTTTGTTACATCTAACTTAATGTTTGATACACCAATGTCCAAGAAGAGAATACCACAGTTATCCTGTTGGTTTGAAAAGACAGAGACAGGTTACTCAGAGAACGTAGAAGGTGGTTTAGAATATGTAAACCCTTCACAGTGTTCTTTCCAGATAGGTTGGGATATGCCCCTACCGACTTCTTTTAGTTCAGACCCTAGAAACAAATGGTCTAGAGAGTATAGTGCTTATAGACTTTCAAGATATGAGTCTAAGAGTTTAGGTGAAGTACCAGGGGAAGCCCTTGATAGTATCTTTACAAGAACTTCTATTAGAGGTCAAGGTAGAACAATTATGATTAGATTTAGTTCTGAACCAGGTTATGATTGTAGACTGTTAGGTTGGAATATTGACTTAACACAAACTACAAGGAGTAAGTGATGGATGAGATAACTAAAGTTTTAAATGAAAACAATGAGGTTCAGGTATATACCAAAGAGGTTGACTGTCCTGTTAAGCATGGTTTCTCTAATGGTGTTTACCTAAGAGAAATCTTTATGCCTCAAGGTAGCTATGTAATTGGTAAAGAACATACCACACAACACTTTAACATTATTCTTAAAGGTTCTGCTTATGTTATGATGAATGATGATATTCATTTTATAACAGCACCAACTACTTTTGTATCAGAACCAGGAACTAGAAAGGTTTTGTATATTATTGAAGATATGATTTGGCAGACAGTACATCCAACAGAAGAAACTGATATTGATGTACTTGAGGAGACTCTTGTTAATGATGTTGAAGTGGATGTTTCAAAACTGCTCCCTCCACAAACAATGATTCAAATAGGAGATATGCTATGACAATGGCTTATGTAGCAATAGCAGTGGCAGTAGGTACTACTTTAGTATCTGCAAACCAACAAGAGATTGCAAACAGAAAGCAGAAAGAAGCTGCTGAGAAACAACAGGCTATGGAAGAGATTAAAGCTTCTAGAGCTCGTCAGGAAGCCGTGAGGGAGGCTAGAGCTGTTAGAGCACAGTTAGCCTCACAATCTGTACAAAGTGGCACAGTGGGCTCCTCAGGAGCTTCTGGGGCTATGTCTAGTGTACAATCACAGCTAGGCTCTAACGTAGCCTTTCAGAATACACAAACAGCTTTCTCTCAGAGTATTGCTAGTGACCAAGCAGATATCTTTCAGGCTCAAGCTAACATTCAAAAAGTTCAAGCTCTAGGTAGTCTTGCACAGTCTGGAATTAGTTATTATAAAAAATATGGAAAGAAGTAGGTTACTATGGAAGATTTATTTGGAAATGAAGAAGTAGATTTAGGGACATTAGGTACAACTCAAGTAGAGAATCCAAAATCAGAGAAGCAAATTAATAAAGATGCTGTAAATGCTTCTATCATTTCTGGTAAACCTATTGCCCAAGTTGTTAAACAAGAATATGAAACAACTGGAGAGTCTCTTTCTTACGATACGATTGTAGCAGAAGCTACGGATAAGACACAAGGTGTTCTTGTCAATGCAACCAATCAGGTTCTCTTAGAGTTAGACGATTCTGTTATTGCTGAGGAACTTGTTAAGAGCCTTAGAGCAACCCAACAGAAAGCAACCAACCCTGATGTATTAGCTATTAGTGAGTTGAAAAGAAAGTCAACTGCTCTAGCCAAGCTTGAAGCTTATGACCCTGTACTAGCTATTAAAGAACAACTAGACCTTGAACAACAAACATTAGCTTTGGTTAGTAAAGGTTTTAGTGAGATGTCCTATGGAGAGATTGCTCTTGAACTTGCAGGTTTAATCTTACCACCAGACTTAGTAACAAACCCTATCCTTGGAGACAATGAGGGAGATGTTTTAAACTATGTCCAAGGTGGTGACTTTAGGGTTTCTATGACAAAACATCTTAACAGTTTATCTTTGGAGGAACGTAAGGTTTACCTAAGAGATGTTGTTGGTAAGAACTTTAAAGATTACTATGATGCAACTGGTATGAACCTTGCACCTATGATTTTTGGTACTGACATCTTTGACCCAGAGTATGAAGATAGTTGGTGGGAAACTTTAGATGATGTTGTAACAGGTTTAGAAACTGTACCTTTAGTTGGTTACCTAGCTAGTGGTGTTGCTAAAGTTGCTAAGACAGTTAAAGCGGCTTCTAAAGTAGTTAACATAGATACTGTTGAAAGGGACTCTATGTTAGCAAAACTTGAAGCAGTAGCACCAGAGAAAGCCAATGCTGTTTTTGAACAAGCTTTAGAAACCCCAGAAGTTAGTAAGGTGTTAACAGGTGTGGAGTCTACTGAGGCTTACCTAAGCAAAATATACCCTAACACTTACAACTCAAACACCTCAACAGATGTGTCTTGGTTGGCTGAGGAAATGGTTAACTCTTATGTCTTACAAGAGAAAGCTTTCTTACGTTCTCAGGGGTTAGGTGGTATTAACCTTTCAACCAAAGAACAGAAAGCCCAGATGGATGCCATGAAAGGTAGAGTCGAGGGTGTTAAGACAGCTCACCCTAAAACTGTTACAACTCTTGTTGATGAGAGTGGTAATGGTATGCTTGTTAAAGTTCTTATTGGTGAGAAAGAACAAGGCTTTGCAACCAAAGAGGAAGCAATCCTAGCAGCTAAACAATCTTTTGCTCACTTAGGTGTTGATGAAAGAAACCTAACAGTTTTCTCAAGAGACCCTTCTACTGGTGGTCGTTATAAACCTTTAGATGGTCGAGAGGAAGTACCTGAGAAGTCTTACTACCAAGTTGAAGTTAACTTATATAAAGACTGGGGGACTGAAAACCTTACCCCTTACTCTGTTAAGGATGTAGCTTTAGGTGCCTTACAGGAGGTTGCTGGTTATATTGTCAGCCCTATTCAAAGATTCAATAAGCACATTACACGTTCAATGAACCTTGCAGAAAACTATGGTGTTAAAACATCAGCTCACCTTGTTGGTATCTTAGAGCCTTACACAAAGTTAAGTAGAAAGTCTGCTGATAAGGTTGGTAAGATTCTAATTAATGGTAGTGATGCTGAGATTAGATATACACCACAAGAGCTTACAAGAGCTATTAGTGGAGAAGGTTTAAAGTTAAAAGATGGTAGTAGAGTTAATATCTCTAAAGAAGAAGCTATGGCTATTCAATCACACTACATCTTTGCTGATACACTTCACATGGTTAACAACCGTGTTATGGCTAAGGATAAAGCTAACAGAGGTTATTGGAAGTATTCAGACAATAACAGCAATGACTTCTTTGTTAAACCAACTGAGTTTAGAACTGGTGTTAGAGTGTTTAACCCAGAGACAGATGAGTACATTAACTTAACAAAAGATAACTTAGAAGCTTTACAAAAAGAAGGATACTCTTTAGGTAAACTTGATAGTCCTGTTATGGAAGGTAAAGTACCTGTTGACCACATTATTGCTAGAACTAAAAATGACAACACGTTCAGAGCTGTTAAGGAAACTGACAGCATCCTAGCATATAAACCTGGTTATGTATCTCGTAAGTATACAGGTGACCACTTTGTTTATAAAGTAACAAGTGTACCTAGAGGTGAAGGTAAGTTTGAAACAGTAACGGAAACTGTTGGTAACGTAGGTACTAAGAAAGAAGGTGAGGCTCTTGCAACAAAGCTTCAAGGTGCTAAGGGTGGTGAGTATGTTAGATACGTAACCAAACCTTCAAGTGAATCCTTGACAGCAGAAGGCTTAGAAGACTTTTCAATCTTTGATGGTATTAATAGTTCTGGTAGGTCTTTCCAAAGACACAGAGGACAAAGACTAATGGGCTATGAGGATGATGCCGCAACCCCTTATGCTGCTGTTCAGGATGTTACTGAGGTTGCCTTACAGAATGCTTATACAGCAGGTAGATTAGCTTCTCATTATGATGCTTTAATTACAATGAAGAAGAGATTTACAAAAGGCTTCTCTGAGTATTTGCCTGATGGTGGTAAGTTCCCTAGAGACATTAACGACTTAAAACTACGTGTTGAAAAAGGTGGGGATAAAGAAGGTCTGTTAGCGGCTAGGTCTTTACATAAGTACATTCAATCTCAAGAAGGTGCTTTAAAGAAAGACTTGGTTACTCGTATGTGGAATGGTGGCTTGTCTACTATATCAGATGCTTTTGGTATTAAGACCCCAGAGAGTATTACCAAAGACCCAATAGCTTTACTTAAAAAGATACCTTATAAGTTCTTTATCCAAGGTGCTCCTTTAAGACAACTTGCTCTTAACTCAATGCAAGCAGTCCCTTTAGCAGCTCTTACGGCTAGATACTTAGCAAACCCTGTTGGTTTACTTTATGATACTTCTACACTAAGAAGTTTAAGAGGTTCTTCAACATCTGCTAAGGTTGCAGCTATGAAGAAAGCTAAGGGTGCTTTTGTAAGTAAGTACACACCAGAAGAATGGGCTAAGATTTCTGACATCTTTGATGAATCTGGTCTATTTGAAGTTATCTCTAAACATGATAACATTGACTCCTCTCTTGAGAGTGTTAAGACAAGTGCCTTGGTAGAATTCATTGATACACCTTTTAGACTTGGTGGTAAGTATGGTATGGAGCTAGGGGAGGACATCAACAAATCTATGACCTTTATGGTTGCTCTTGAGAGATATACTTCTCAGAAAGGTTTGAAGATAAATGACCTAAACTCTAGAGACTGGGCTAAGATTTCTGATGATACAATCAAGTTAGCTTTGAACATGAACTCTAAAGATAAGTTTGATTATCAAGATGGTGGTATTAGTATTCTTATGCAATATGTCAACGTCTTCCATAAACAAATGCAAATGATGTTTGGTGGTGTTGGTGTTTTAAACAAGACTGAAAGACTTAAATACTCAGCAGGTATCTTTGCTTTGTTTGGTGGTACAGGTTACGGTGTTTATCCTATGGTTGAATACTTCTTACCAGAAGATACTGATGATACAGTACGTGAAGGTATCCAACATGGTCTAGCTACTGTTGCTTTCAATGACCTTGCAGGTTACTACACAGGTGAGAAAGAAACCGTAGCACTTTCTGGTATGTCTGCTGCTAACGGTAACGTACAATCTGTTGTAGGTTTAGTTACAGATATTGTTACTCTTGATACTGAATCTTTGTTTGAAAAGTCTGCTCCTATTATGGGATTAGTTAACAAAGGTTTAAAGGCAACTGACAATGTGATACGAACTTTAACACTAAACAGTGAACAACTAAGCCCACTGGAAACCACAGAGATTATCCTTACAGAACTAGGTACAATGGTATCTGGTCTAAACTCTGCTTATAAAGGTTATATGGGAGCTACCCTTTTAAACGATAGAAACTTTGGTGTTGATGCACAAGGTAATAAAATACCTGAGTTAGAACGTGCTTTGTTTACACACTTATTTGAAGCAGCCACTGGGGTAACTTCTCAGCAGACTGTTGCTTACTATGAGTTAAGAGAGAAAATCTTTGATGTTAAAAAGAGTGCTAAAGAACTAGCTAAAAGCTATCAAAGCATACTAGCTAAAGTTTCTAAGCTTAAAGAGAATGACCCTGAAAGACACCTAAAAATGTTATCTATTATGGATACCGTTATGGTTAAACGCTCAGACCCTTTATTTCAGAAAGAGTTTTCTTCTGCAATGAGTAGATTCTATAAGTCAGAAGATGGTCGAGTGGCTATCTCTAACATGGTGGAATGGGCTAACAGTGAGAACGAAGGCTTACGTAAGAAGACTATCGGTTTCCTTTCAGCTTCCGAAGAGCCTTGGGCTAAAGATGTATTACAATTAATTAATGGAGAATATTAATGGCAATGTTCCAACCTATACTACAAAGCCAACCTCAAGGGGAAGGCTATGTAGAACCTGTAAAGGAAGATACAAGTACCTTTACAGCAATGACAGAGTTAGCCTCCAAGGGTCTTGAAGCTTATGGTGAGCATAAAGATATACAAAGCCTAGGAGAGTTCAGAGGGAGCCGTTCTGACATAGCCCTTGTTGAACCAACTGATGTTGAAGATGCAGAGGCTCGTAAGGCACTTAGCTTAACTGAACTACAAGCTGCTAAACAACAAGGCATGAGACCCTCTGAGTTAAACACAAGGTTTAATGCTAAGTTAAAAGAAGCTATTACTGCTGCACCACACCTTGCAGGTAAGTATAGAGAACTTGCTAGAGAGTGGTTTGGTAGTTCTGGTGGTGGTAGTGGTGGTGGGGGTATCTTTAGTCAAGAAGAAGACCCTGCAACCAAAATGGCTTCTAGTGCTTATGAAGCCCTTGTTAAATCTGGTAAGGTTATCTTTGACCCGACTGTTGTAAACAACCCAGAGTTGTTAGCACAAGTGGTTACAGAACAAGGTGTTGCTCACAAGAACATGGAGATTGATGCTAAGAATGCTAATGTTGTAGGACAAACCTACATAAGCAAACATGCTACAACTGCTTTGTCTGGTCTTACAACAGTCTTCTATAACATTACAAACTCCAACAGTCCCCCAGATATTAAACAAAGACAGATGGGTGAACAGTTAGCTCTTACAAAAGATAAGCTGTTAGCAGATGCGGGTTATTATGGTAATAGATTGTCCTCAGAAGACAAGACTATTCTTTTAAAAAGAGTTAACGGTTTATTTGCAGGTTACTCAGAAGCTAACATTAAGGGTTATGCTAACGGGTCACTCAGAGCTGAGACTTTGGCTAACGAAAACAAAACCTTGATAGAGGTCTCTAAGGCTGATTGGTATCGTAAGAACCCTGACATGTTAGCAATGGCTATGGTAAAAGATACTGGTGGTTCTGCGTTAGCTAACTCTTTGTTTGGTACAGGTAACCTTGCAGCTATAAAGTCTACTGCTAGTGCTTCTGCAAGTGTCTTTAACAAAAGAGCGGGTTCAGTTTTTTATGCTAACCAAGGTCAACAACCTCTTACTCAAGAACAGAAAGAGTCTGGTGCAGATTATTTATTAACTCAAGTAGCAGACCCTAGATCAAATAACAAAGAAAAGCTTATTGCTGTTAGAGACTTAGCGGCTAAGTTGGATTTAAACACCTTTAAGAAAGAAGATATGGATGCAACCATGTTGGAGAACTCACTTTCAGTTTTAGAGAGTGTTTCCCAATATGTTGTTAACAACTTACCTAGAAGCATGGTAGAAGCTAACAATGGAGAAATCCCAGAAGGTCAGTGGGAGGTGCAGAAGGATGCTACAAATAATCCTATTGTTGTGTTTACTGGTAAGGACTCCAACAAACCCCAATACAGAAACATAGGGAACACTCTAACTGGTTTGTATAGACTAACTACTCTAACAAGTGGAGAACCAACACAGTTCCTTGATGTTATCAACCAAAGAACCCAGACAGGTGATTATAAACCTGCTGATGGCTTACTAGATAAGATTGAGATTAGAGGTAAACAGTATGTTGCTTCTGAGCTTGCAAGAGCTGCTGAGAACAGAGAAGACCTATTGAACTTCTTTGGGTTTGGGGAGGAGAAGTAATGCCAGCTAAAGGACAACTCAAAAAGAACCCTTCAAAACGAACAGCACAACAAAGGGAATATGACCGTTCCCCTGCTGTTAAAAAGAAAAGAGCTATGCGTAACAAGGCTCGTAGAGAAGCTATCCGTGAGGGTACTGTTAAGAAGGGTGATGGTAACGACATCGACCACAAGACACCATTAAGAGCTGGTGGCAGCAATGCTAAAACTAACCGTAGAGTTCGTAGCACGTCTGCTAACAGGGCAGACAATGGTGGGAAAGGTGGGAGACCTGTTGGAAGTAAAACTAAGAAAAGAGCTCTGCCTAGCAAGGGCAGTAGAGTTAAAACAAATAGAGGTAAGAAATAATGGCTGTAACAGGAAGAAATAGACGTAGACCCCCAGGGAATGCTCGTACAATGGGAGTTAAGGATAAACCTAGCAACTCTCGTAGAAGACCACCTAGCAATGCTAAGAAGATGACAGTTGATAAAGCAAAAGTTATGGAAGCTTCTAAGTCTGGTAAGGGTACGGTATCTGCTAAGGACAAGAAAACTTTACGTAATGCAAGCATTCGTGAAAGTGTCCCAACAGGTAAAAAGAAAGGTACTTCTGTAAGCACTAAAGGTGGTAAACCTTCTGGTGGTAAGGTATCTACAAAAGTAAAAGATAAGAAGTTGCCAGCTAAACAATCTGGTAGAAATGTTGCTAAGACAGCTCCTAAGAGAACTGTTAAGAACATGGGGAAGGCTTCGGTAGTACCTAAGAAGACTCTTGGTACGGCTAAGAATGTAGCCAAGCTAGGTGGAATAACTGCTGTAGCTGTCGGTACAATTGGTGCATCTATGGAGCGTACCTCACACCTAGCTACTAATGGTAAGTTGTACAACCCTATGGATAAATTTGGAGACAAGGCTATCTATGGTGATAGACTAACCAAGAAGAAGACTACTCAGATGCCTTTACCTAAGTCCAAACCATTGTACTCTGGTAAACCTACTGTGAAAGCTCCTCAGAAGCCCGTCAAGAAGACTTCTAAGGTTGCCCCTAAGGTTACCACTAAACCTGCTAAAAAACCTGTCAGCAAGCCTGTAACAAGCCCTAAGACAGCAACAAGTGGTTGGAAGTCTCAGACAGCTCCGAAGACAAAAGCAAGATTGGCTAAAGGTAATCCTACTCAGGCAAGACCTAAGCCTACACCTATCAAACCTAAGAAGAGTAAACTACCAAGTTCTGCTCAGTTTATTCAAGACTCTCCTTGGGATGATTAATTAATAAAAGCTAGATAGCATTAAAGGGAGTTCCCAAACGGGTTCTCCCTTTTTTTTTTTATTTAATTTTTAGCCCACCCCCATTCTCCTGTCATACCTCCAGCACTATAATCAGCTACTCGTTGTTCAAAGAAGTTAGTTACGTTGTCTGCTGAGATAACCCAGTCTAACCACGGTAATGGATTCTCTTTGATACCATAGTTACCTTTCAACCCCAGTTGGATTAGTCTACGGTCAGCAATGTATCTAATGTACTGCTTTACTTCAGCTTTCGAGAGACCCTCCACATCACCCATTTGATATGCAAGGTCAACAAAAGTATCTTCAAGTTTGACAGCGTCTCTAAACATTTGGTATATATCTGCTTTAAGTTCATCTGTTACTACCCTTGGGTGTTCATCTAAAAATGTATGGAATAACTTAATCATTCCCTCTACGTGTAAGCTCTCCGTGTGTTCATAGCAAGCCGCAACACTCGCTACCGTTCTCTTATGAACTGCTTATGTTTTCACACAAGTCCAGACTATATCTTCACCTATACGGTGTTATACGCTTCGAGTACCTTTAGCTTGTACTCTACTCCCTGACGGGATAGTCGTTGCACTTTCAAGACCTAACTCTTTCCAAGCATATCCCCATCTTTTTCTGTGACGAATAAGAGAAACATATCTTGGGTGTATACCGTACTTGTCGCCTGCTTCTTTGTTAGACATACCCTCACGGAGTTCTAAAATTAACTCTTTGACGGTCTCTAAGTCTAACTTTCTTTCAGACAGTTTAGTGTTCTTAACAGGGGAGTTATACGTCTGTTTATCATGATACCTGTGCGTGTTCTCTTCTGAGGTAACTTGCTCTAGGTTCTTAACGTGGTTATGTAGTTTATTACCATCAATATGGTCTATGTGCATACCTTTATGAATAGTACCAACAAAAGTCTCATACACTAATCTATGAGCTGTTATTTGTTCGTGCCCTTCTTCATTGTATAAAGTATAGCAGTAGTAACCAATACCTTTCTTTAGTATCGGTTTTAAAACCTTCCCTGTTAAGTTGTTAATCACTTTCCCTGTTACGGTAATGTTGTAGTTAGTATAGGTTGGATGCGTCTTTTGCATTTCTCAATTCCTTATCTTGCTTAGCTCAGTATTAATATGCAAGTAGCTTTCTTTAGCTTTCTTGTTTAATCTTCACTGAATTCATATAATTATCTCTAATCAGTTTCCTGTTAAGAGGGACAAAAAGTCGTTATAAATCAACAACTTAGACTATCCTTAATGCTCCATTCGTTAATCTTACTTAGCCCCATCAGCTTACCTTTGCGTTGGAAGTTAAGTAGCATAACAAAAGCACCAAACAAGCTAACACCTTCTGATAATACTGTTCGTGCAATAGACCTAGCAATACCTCTATGGGACTTCATATCCATATCAGTCATTGACTCAATCTTTTCGGCTAAGTCTTCATAGTCTAGGAAGGCTCTGAAAGAATCATCAGGTAATCCGATAGTGTCTGTGAACAAAGCATAGGAGCGTTGGTGGATACCTTCTCTAGCTGCAATAGACAATAGCATCTGTCTAATCTCATTGTTCTTAAATGTAGGTAAGAAGTGGTCGATGTAACCACTAGCTACCTCAGCATCAGACTGTGTGAAGGTCTTCATAATCTCAATGACTAAGCTCTTCTCTTCTGGTGTAATAGTACCATCATTCCATTGACGCATATCTTCTGTTAGGTCAATCTCTTGTTCTACCCAGTGCATCTTCTCGGAAGTCTCTGCAAGCTGTACTGCCCAAGCAAAAGTGAAAGGTTTGTAAGTTTTGTTTCTTTCTAGTAAGCTCATAGTTTCTCCTTAGTATTCGTACTTAGCAAAGACACTATCTTCACTGAGGATGAGAAGTTTCTTACCCGCCTCTGTTACAGGTAACGCCCTAGACCAGTCTACAGCAATCTTATCACCAATAGCTAAGTCTCCTGTTACGTTAACCCCCAGGGATACAACTACGGCTGCCTTAACGCCAACCTCTGCAACCCCTTGTAGGATAATACCACTTTCTGTTTTATTCTCTACTTCAACTTCTGTTACTACAATATTATTCTTTAATGCTTTCATATTTTTCCTTTGTTTGTAATACTTTACACTTAGTGGTTTTAAGTACCAAATGTAAAGTAGATTTTACTTTCTATCCGTTATAGGTAAAGTGAGTTTACTCTAACCTTGACATGCGAGACATTCTCCATCATAGTCCTTGAGGCCACAATTTGTGACCACATAATTAGTTAATATATAAACTATATGTACATATTTTAATGTTTTATAGTTAATATATAAACTGTATGTACATATTTTAATGTTTTATAGTTAATATATAAACTGTATGTACATATTTTAATGTTTTATAAACATATAGTTGCAATATGTCGATATTGTGCTTCGATTTACCCTTGGCAAGCCAAACACTCTTCAAAGTCTACTAAAGCCTTACGTTCTACCTTAGTGCTAACAGACTCGGCTGACTTCTCACCTTCGGTACGTAGATAGTATAAACCTTTCAGTCCCTTACTCCACGCCTGGTAGTGAACCGCATTAACATAGGCCTTGTCTGCCCCAGCACCAAAGAAAAGGTTAACTGACTGTCCTTGACAGATATACTTCTGTCTGTCAGCAGCGTGTTCAACGACCCAACGCTGGTCAATATCGAAGGCAGTCTTAAAGACATCCTTTTCGTAATCGTTGAGGAACGGTAAGTGTTGTACTGAGCCTTTAGCCGCAACAATCGAATTCCATGTCTCTTCATCATTCTTACCTAAGCCTTCCAGAACTCCTTCCAAGTATCTGTTCTTAATAAGATGAGACCCAACACGAGTACGATGTACGTAAGCGTTAGATTTAATAGGCTCAATAGAA